GGGATTCGGTCGCGGAACAAAACAAAGAGGCGTAAGAACCAGCTCTGCGGTCAAAAAACTGGGTTGTGCGGTTTTAAAAAATTTAATTGAGCAAGATAGACTCTTGGTCAGAGATTTTGATATTATTCAAGAATTGATGACATTTGTTTCAAAACATCAGACACATTGTGCAGATGATGGTTATACAGACGATTTGGTTATGTGTTTGGTTCTTTTTGGATGGCTAACTCGTCAGGGTTACTTCGAAGAGATTATTGACCTACAGAAAAAGAAAATCATAAATAAAAGCGAGCAGGAGGAAGAAGAAAATACTACCTTTTTTGTTGGTCCAGACAAATTAGACAATGTATTCAAAGATTCAGACACCCTTTGGTTCACGCAGGAATAAAATATGCCACAAATTAACATTACAGAAAATTCACCAAATTTATCAGGCGCAGTACAATCACAGGGATCTTCCCATGTTTCTGTTTTTATGTGTGGTGCTTCTTTCATGCAAAAATTGACTGAAGGGGATTCTCCAATACCAGCATATAAACAATATAACTCCCCACAAGAACTAATTGCCGAATTTGATTCTGCGGTTCTTGCAGGAACTTCAAGCGGATTTTCTTCCAGTACTATTGAAAAAGGATTTACTGGTGGTTCTACACTTGATAGAGAACTGCATTCAGCTTTGAATTATCTTGAATACGGTGGAATTTTAATTGCAGCAACTGGTGCTACTTCACTTGCTGCATCAAATATTAAGATTGATTCTGTTTTTTATGAAAGAGCTGATAAATTTAATGATGTAGTCGCATTAGTAAATATTTTTGAGGATGTTATTGGAATTATTGGCTCTTCATTTGAATTCCATAATGGTTCAACTGGTCTATATCCAATAAACTTTTCTGCTGCTTTTGGTATTACTGGTTTTACTGGTGTAAGCGGATCTACCTTCGACAATAATATTTTCTCTGTAATTGGTAGAAAAGAAAGAGCAAGACTTTATGGCGGAGAAACCGCAAATATTCCAATTTTGATGGTATCTGATGCTGCTGGTTGCCTTGCTAGAACTGATAGCAGTTTCTTCCCTTGGTATGCTCCAGCAGGAACTATTAGAGGCGAAGTCAATACCATTACCAAGCTTTACCCATCAATAGACGATACCGATATTACAAATTTACAAGGTCAGTTTGTAAATGCATTTAATAATGTTCTTGGTATCGATGGAATTTTCCTACTAGGTGATAAGACTTGTGAACTTACCGTTGCAAATAAACAACAAATTGGTGTTACTAGACTTATAAACTATGTAAATAGACAAATAAAGCCAATCGTAGCAGAAGCATTATTTGAATTGAATGATGCTGAAACAAGATCAAAGATTGTAGCTGCATTGACTTCTACTATGGAATTTGTCAAGTCTGGTAGAGGTGTTTCAAGCTATGTAATAGTTTGTGACGAGACAAACAATCCAGTTTCTGTACAAGAAGCTAGACAGATTGTAGTCGATCTATCCTTCAAGCCAGTATTCTCAGTGAATCAAGTTTCGTTCAGATTTGTAATTAATCAATCTTAATGGATGATTTAACATTTAATTTTGAAGTAATAGAATCTAAAAAGGACATAGACATTGGAATATTGATCTATGATTCCACATATATCAATTTTTTAAAACTTCAAAATGAAAAATATTACAAAATAGATTCGCAAACAAAATTAACAGACTTAATTAAAAATGGAGATTATACTCAAATATCTTCAACAATTGAAACATTTGAAGATTTTTTAGAGTTGGCCGTATTACCATCTGGGACTGGATCGCAAACTGCTAGAAAAGTAAATTTTTATAATAACTTTTTAATTGATTGTTCGCATTATAATTTTAATATAATTTTGATAAATTGCTCTACTGCTGAAATACCAGCAATAAAAGAAGCTTTTAATCAAAACAAAATAAAAGCATTTTCCTACGATCCATTAAAAACTACAATATCCGATAATTTTAAAACAATTATAAAAGAAAAAAGATGTCCAGTTATTTTTAATTGTTTAAATAAATCAAATAGATTACTTGAAGAGAGTTATGTAAATTCTAATCAAATTATTAGTTCTATTGCATTAAATGAATTAAATCTTAGAATTTTTAATGATGAAGATTTTCAAGTTTTAACCTATTCAATAGCAGGATTAAAAAGAAAATTTTGGTATTATAGATCAAATAATGTAGTTAGTGATAAAAAAATAATTCCAATACCGTTAATTTCTGATGCTATTGGTTGTTTTTCTAGAAGTTTAAATAGTATACCTTGGCTACCACCAGCTGGTTATGTTCGTGGAAAAATTCTTAATCAAGATTTTGAGGCTATTGAAAATCTTACAGCAACCTCCCCAAAAGAAGGAATAGTTCCCTCAACACCATCGAACTTAAACGATCTTGAATCCGTTTACGATAAAGGTATAAATTTACCAATTGAAATATTTGGAACTGATAATATTAAATCTTTCTATATCAATAGCGATGTTTCTGGTTATACTGGGGCAATTTATCCACTAAAACAATCAATTTCTTATTCTAATTTAATTTTTGATGTGGTTAGTAATATTCAATATGTGTTGAATAGTTCATTATTTGAATTTAATGATGAGACAACTAGAAATCTAATCAAAGTTAGAATAGAGCAATATATGCAATTTGCAAAAGCCAATTCTGGAATAGACGATTTTGTTGTAGTTTGTGACTCTTCAAATAATAATGAAACTGATTATATCAATAGAAGAGTAAATGTAGATGTGTCAATAAAGCCATCACAAAGTATAAATTTTGTTGAATTGAGCTTTACTACATAATACATGGCATCTATTACGAATTTCATTTCAAATTTTAAAGGCGGTACTAGAAGAAACAGATTTTTAGTTTCTGCTTCTTGGCCAGGAGGGGTTCCTAATAATATATCCACTTATCATATTCTTTCTGCTTCTTTGCCGCCATCAGATTTAGGAAGAATATCAATTCCGCATAGAGGTAGACTTATTCACTATGCAGGAGATAGATCGTATAGAGATTGGGATATAGCAATTTTGGATGATACCGAAAAATCATTGTGGAATTCATTTCAAGTATGGCATAAAAGAATAAATTCCCATGTATCCAATGTTCATTCGTCATCATCTGATGCGTTTAGAGATTTAAAAACCGATTGGACGATAAGACATCTTGATACCAATGGAAACACTTTAAAAACTATGGTTTTGAGAGGGTGTTTTCCTGCACTAGTTGGTCCAGTAGAATTTGATATGAGTTCTCAAATATATAATACCTTTTCCGTCAAATTAACTTATGATTATTTTACTGGATAATGGAGAAATAAATGGCTCAATCAATAAATGATTTTAAATCAAACTTTTCTGGCGGTACTAGAAAAAATCGCTTCCGAGTAACTGGAAATTTTCCATATGGAGGTGGTTTCAATATTTTTCAAACAATGTCTGCATCCATGCCACAGAACAATTTGTATGTTGTCGAATATGATTATAGAGGAAGAAAACTCAAACTTCCTGGAGATAGAACATATGGAAGTCAGGGTGGTAGCATTTGGGAAGTTGCAATCTTAGATGATGCTAATACAAACCCTTCTCAAATATGGAGTAAATTCCATGATTGGAGCGATTCAATCAATAATCACATAAGCAATACAGGAGATCAAATAACACCATCTAGTTATAAAGCTAATGGCTGGGTAGTTGAGCAATTGGATTTAAATTGCACTAATGTATTAAAATCCGTAAAATTATATGGTTGCTGGCCAATTTCTGTCGGAGAAATACAACTAGATATGAGAGTACCTAATGAATATGTGACTTTTAATGTGGCATTTTCTTTTGATTATATTGATCAATGATATGGAGATATAAATGGATATTAAGCTTTTTGGATTTAAATTAGTAAAAGACACAAAAGAAGATACAGCAAATCTTCAAAACTTTACTCCCCCAGAAGAATTTGATGGAGCTTATACACTTGAAGGATCTGGTGTATATGGAACATTCATTGATTTCATGGGATCTGCAAAAGATGAACAAGCGACAATATCGCAGTATCGAGCAATGGCTTTATATCCAGAAGTAGATACTGCTATTGATGAAATAACTAATGAAGCTATTGTTTCTGGTAATGATAGAAAACCAATAAAATTAGATCTATCAAAGATAACTTTTTCAGAAAATATAAAAAGCAGAATATATTCCGAATTTGATTCAATCCTTCAGTTATTAGATTTTCAAGATAAATGCTATGAAATATTCAGAAGATGGTATATTGATTCGAAGCTATATTTTTATATTTCTATCGATATGGACGATCCGTCTGCTGGAATTAAACAATTAGTTCCTCTTGATTCTACCAAGATTAAAAAGGTAAGAAAAGTAAAGTCTAATCCTGCAAAGCAGACTGGAAATTCTTTATCGATCATTCAAGATGTTGAAGAATTCTATGTTTATTCAAATAATGATAAAAATTCAGTAATCGGTACTGGAGCGGCTGGTCTTAGAATATCACCAGATTCTATTTGTTATGTACATTCTGGAATGGTTGATATGAATTCTAAGAGAGTCTTAGGATTCCTCCACAAGGCAATTAGACCTCTAAACATGCTTAGACAGGTCGAAGATGCAATAGTCGTATATCGCATCTCCCGCGCTCCAGAAAGAAGAATATTCTATGTGGATGTTGGTAATCTGCCAAAACAAAAAGCAGAACAATATGTTCGTGAATTAATGAACAAATATAGAAATCGTATGATTTATAACCAGACAACTGGTGAAATCAAAGACGATAGAAATCAAATGGCAATGCTTGAGGATTTCTGGCTACCCAGAAGAGAAGGTGGTAGAGGAACTGAAATTACTACCCTGGATGGGGGACAAAATCTTGGTGAATTGACCGATGTTGAATATTTTAAGAAGAAACTATATTTTGCTTTAAATATTCCACCCTCAAGATTAGTCAGTGAAAATGGCTTTAATATGGGAAGATCGGCTGATATCACGCGAGATGAGGTCAAATTCTACAAATTTATTGAAAGATTGCGTTACAAGTTCTCCGGTATGTTCGCACAGTTACTAAAAGTTCAGCTAATATTGAAGGGTGTTATAACTGAGGATGATTGGAATTTAATTTATCCTCATATAAACTTCTCATTTAATCGTGATTCTTATTTCAACGATTTGAAGGATGCCGAAATATTATCATCTAGAATGGAATTGGCTGCACAAATGGAGCCTATGATTGGACGATATTATTCCAGTAATTATATTCGTAAAAACATTCTAAAACAAACAGAAGAAGAAATGGAGCTTATCGACAGAGAAATGGCCGTAGATATTGCTAAACGAAAGCAAGAAGAATTAGAACAATTACAATTACAGCAAGCTATGGAAGCTCAAGAATAAAAAATTCTAAATATAAAGGAAAAAATTATGAAAAGCAAAAAAATAATCCAATCAATTTTATCAGAAAACGCAATTGACGCTAAAAAGTTAATTCAGCAGGACTTAACTATAAAACTTGGCGAAAGACTTGCCGAAGAATATGTCCGCGTAGCCAAAAAGACCTTCAATGAACAATACGAAGAAGAGGAAGAAGAATATTCAACCGAAGAAGAAGGTTTAGAGGATGAAGAAGAAGAAGAAGAAGAGGAAGAACCGATGACTGAATCTTCAAAATCTAAATTAGCAGCAATGTATCCCCCAGAAGATAAGATAACAAGAGGAGACATTATCGCAGCTGCTCAAAAGAAGAAGAAGAAAAAATGAAATTAATAACAGAAACAGTCGAAGAAATAAAATTTTTAACTGAAAAAACCGATAACGGCGAAAAGCAATATTTCATCGAAGGTATTTTCATGCAAGCTGATCAAAAGAATAAGAATGGAAGAATTTATCCAAGAAATATTCTAATGAATGAAGCTCGTCGTTATGTTACTGAATATGTAAATAAAAATCGTGCTTTGGGAGAACTAAATCATCCATCTGGTCCATCGGTTA